GGATGGACAATAGGCGCAGGATGGACGATTGATGGTGGTCCCACCGTTGTCACGGCCACTGGCCAAAACGTTGGCGGCAGCCCCAGCAATCAAGGACTTTTCTTTGCTGTGTTAAACAGAGGCATACCGGGTTGGGATTACTTTGCAGCAAATGGCAACAACGGAAATTGGACAGCCACCGGTGATTTTGGTAGCGGTACTGCCACCGTTCCAGTGCTCAGCGTTCCACAAGATGCTGACTCAGTTTACCCAATAGTAAGCGGCGGCTTATTCCAGCCCGGCTTATCTTATACTTTTGAGGGATATTAAGGAATAACGCAACTGCTCCAAAATAGGGCTGATCACAGCCCTATTTTTTTGGCTAAATATTGCATGATTATGGTGACCATATGGGATTGACACGCATCCGGGCTGAGCAGATTTCAGACATCGACTACAAGCAAGCGGTGCGGGTTATCACCCTGAGCAACGTCACGCTGACAGGTGGTGCACCGGCCACAGTGGATGGTGTAAATCTTGTGGCAGGAAATCGCGTGCTGGTGGCCGGACAGAGCACCGGATCACAAAACGGTCTTTACATAGTTCAGACCGTGGGTGCCGGCAGCAACGGCACCTGGATACGCAGTTCAGATGGCAATGCCGACGGCGAGATCGAAGCCGGCATGATCGTCATGGTCACCGAAGGTACCATCTACAAAGACACCCAGTGGAAACTCACTACCAACGATCCCATCGTGTTGGGCACCACTGCCCTGGTGTTTGAACAGAATTCCGCTTTTGCCTTTGGCAACATCTATGCCAACGGTACAGCAGTGTTGGCCAATTCAGTGGGCGACACAGTGACATTTACCGCTGGTGACAACATCGCCATCACTGGCAACAATACATCAAAAACTGTCACAATTGGTGTCACGGGCATCAGTCTCAATTCTATTGCCAACGGTAATTCAAATGTCACTGTGGTTTCATCGGGTGGCAACGTCACTGTGGGCGTGGGTGGTACATCAAATGTGGCAGTTTTTCACACAGGCGGTGTAGCAATCACGGGCAATATCACCGGCAACGGCAGCCAACTATCGGGCATAAATTCTTTCAGCAACATAGCAGTGTCAGGAGGCAATGCCTGTCTCGCTGATTCTATATCAGACACCCTGACACTGTCTGCGGGCACAGGAATAACCCTGGTGGCTGATGCTGCCACCGATACCATAACCATCGCTGCATCGGGTTCAGGAGAATCAATCTTTGCCACTGGTGGTGACATGGCCTTGATCACTGATGTTGTGCTTGTATCAGAAGATCTTGGACTGATCACTGCTGCTGTGCTGGAAAACTATGACCTTGGCAGCATCGTTACTTCTGGCGTGATCTATCCTGACCTCTTGTTTGTTGGTGATATCGCTGACTTATTCATACTAGGAGGTACCAATGGTCAATATCTTGGTACATCTGGCAATGGTGTGATGCAATGGCAGACACTTAATTCAGCACCATTGAGCGGAAATCTAGCAGGTAACATCCAAGGCAATACCTATTCTATACTTAATCTGGCATCCTTGACCACCACGGGCCAAATCAATGTTGGTAACAACACAGTGACTCTTGGCAATGTAATCAATAACAATGCCAATGGTATAGGCAACATTGGCAGTTCTACCGGATATTTCAACACTGTGTTTGCCAAGGCAACTTCAGCACAATATGCTGACTTGGCAGAAAAGTACACTGCAGATGATGATTACGAACCCGGCACCGTGGTCGTGTTTGGGGGTACTCACGAAGTCACTGTCAGTGACTGCACCGGAGATCATCGTGTGGCAGGCGTGGTTTCAACCAATCCCAGTTATATCATGAATGCAGGACTGCAGGCCGAACACACTGTGATTCTAGCCTTGACGGGCAGAGTGCCAACCAAAGTTATAGGTCCGGTACGCAAGGGTGATCTCATGATCAGTGCCCCTGACGGGTATGCCGTGGCATGCAGTCAACCCAGTTACGGAACTATAATCGGCAAAAGTCTAGAAGATTTCACTGGAGAGTCTGGACAGATCGAGATAGTCATAGGTGTAAGGTAAAAACCACACACATAAATACGTCAAGGAACAAAAATGTCAACACAGGTACAGTATAGACGAGGAACAGGAGCCCAAAACAATGCCTTCACTGGTGCTTTGGGTGAAATCACTGTGGATACCACCAATTGGACACTCAGGGTGCATGATGGTGCCACAGCCGGCGGAGGTGGCAATCTAGCCACCGTGGCCTATGTACAGCAGCAGATTGGCAGCCTCAGTGCTGACAGTATCAGCAACGGTACCTCCAATGTCAAAATACTTTCATCCAATGGCAACATTGGACTAACTGTGGGTGGCACGACCATAGTCACTGTGGCCAGCACTGGATTGTTAAACAGCCAGGCCAATGGTACTGGCAACATTGGCAATTCTACTGGCTTCTTCAACACTGTGTTTGCCAAGGCCACTTCAGCACAGTACGCTGACGTGGCAGAAAAATACGTGGCAGATCAGATTTATCCTCCGGGCACTGTGTTGGAAATTGGTGGCTCTGCAGAAGTGCAAGCAACCACGCACTACGCATCCACACGCATCGCCGGAGTGATATCCAGCCATCCTGCCCTGATCATGAATTCGGGCGAAAACAACGCCAACTCAGTGGAAGTGGCATTGCTGGGCCGAGTGCCTTGTCGCGTGACAGGATCAATCCGCCGCGGAGATCTCTTGGTCAGCAGCCAGGTCGCTGGTGTGGCCACAGTGCTGGATCCTGATCAGTATCAACCAGGTTGCGTGATAGGCAAAGCACTCCAAGATCATCACGACATCGGCGAAGGCATGATCGAAGTCCTAGTCGGACGCCTATGATTGAAGCCCGATATCGCCGCGATTACGACGGCGAGTTCGTGATCACAGAAACTCGCTTGGTCAACGGTGGCTCCCAGCAGACCCGCGAGTGGGTGCCCAATGCCATAGAAAATCATCACATCTCAGGTCGTGCAGCAGTGATCGGCAGCAGGACAGATCATGAACGATTCCGATATCAGCGTCTGCAGCGACACCGTGGTGGATTACTGGGAAAGAAAAGGCTCCAGACCTACGGTACTGCAGATCTCTGGCAGGATATGGCGTTTGATTTTTTTGTAACCACAGATCGATCATATGCAAAGGCCATCGCGGATCATGGTTATGACACACTTAGTACAGTGTATACCAATGCAAACATTTGTTTGGAGAATCCCGGCAGATTTTACCTGGTACCATTCTTGCAGCCCGTGGACAATCTAGCCTTGGCCATATACCTTGCGGCTTTTGATGGTCATCAAGAAGTGTTCATGCTGGGTTACAATCAAGACACACCCGGTCTCACACGTGCCTGGATCTCAGACGTGGCCAGTGTGTTCTTGGCTTATATCAATACACAATTCATATTGGTTGGTACAGAGTCAAACATGCCCGCTGCCTGGAGATCCTGTGTGAACGTGTCTGTGATGCCTTATCGAAAGTTTATCAGTTACTGCGACATCTGAAAAGCAGATTTAACTGTTTCAATCTTGCGTTGTATCTCTTCAAAGTTCACGGTATTCCACAATCCGGGATGCATGGGTCTAGGCCAGGTCACCGAGTCGATCCAAGCGTAACCTAGATGTTCGCCGTTCAGCACAGGACGGAATTCCTCGGCCACGCAGCAGAAAAAAGTATGATAGGCGAATCTGCCATCGGCACTGGTGAATTTTTCCAAAGGAACCAATCGTACGTATTCTGGAAACTGGCCGATCTCTTCTTCACACTCTCTGGTTATGGCTGCTAATAAACTTTCCGTTGCTTCAACCTTGCCACCAGGCAGGCCCCAGGAGCCAGGATGTTTTGCATCGTCTCGCATGAGATAGAGATATCTCTGGGTGTCAAGACTGTAAAACCAAACACCCACAGCGTTCACAGAACCAGGCTCCATTCGCCTCCCGGGTACAAGCCTTCATAACTTTTCACCCACTCTGTGCCTGTCCAGCGATACTGTATGGCGGTGGTGATGTTGGTGACATATTCAATGTTGGTGGTCTGTGCCGCGGCTTCAAAGGCCACGAACCAGAACTCGCCGTCGTATTGGATGATGTCATTGGCCTGTGCTCCGGCGAAAGAACCCCAGGCCGCGGTGTCACCACCCATGTCATCCAGCACTAGATACCTCTGTCCGGCTGCAGCAGCAGGCAGGCCCGATCCTGGTCCTGCTGTGAGCGGATTGATGATGGCGTTCACAGGATCCATGGTGTTCTGTGGCAGGGTATCTTCGTCAAGATCAATTAATAGGAAACGATCGTCTGTGGGATCGTAACTCACTGTACCAATGATCTGCGTATCATCTCCCCAGAGATTGTCAAATCGGATCTGGCTGATACCAGGCCGCAGCACACCATACATGCCCACCACTGCCTGCCAGAACTCATTGCTGGGCGGCGATTCCGG